CGGCCACAACGAGGATCCGGAACCTCTGTAAAAACACCGTGCGAGCCGGCGCTGCACAATACCGGCAATTTTATAAAGCAGAGAGAGGTGGTGATATGCACGAAGAAGCTAAGGCGCTATATGATTCGGGCATGTCGCTTGCCGATATCGCCGCAAAGCTAAATATACCAGCAGGAACAGTTAGAGGCTGGAAATCAAAGGAACGTTGGAACGCTGGAACACTGGAACGTTCCAAGAACGCAGAAGCAGTCCAGAGCGTTATCTCGAATACGTCACTGACAGCTAAGCAGCAATTATTTTGTTTGCATTATAGCAAGTCATTTAATGCGACAAAGAGTTATCAAAAGGCGTATGAGTGCGACTATCAAACAGCAAACGCTCACGGATTTGAATTGTTGTCAAACGTGGTTATTCGCGACGAAATCATGAAGATCAAGGAACAGCGATACTCTCAAGCCATGCTCAAGCCGTCCGACATCTTCCAGAAGTACATGGACATAGCCTTTGCTGATATGACGGACTACATCAAGTGGATGTCGAAAGATTACCAAGCGGATAGCGGTGTAGTGACGATCAACAACATGTCTTTTGTTCCCTCTAATCAGATAGACGGCACTATAATCAGTGAGGTCAAGACAGGGAAAAGCGACTCTATTAAGCTATCCGACCGCATGAAAGCCCTTGACTGGCTCACAGAGCATATGAACATGGCAACAGAAGAACAGCAGGCGAAAATTGATCAGATAAAGGCATCCACGAAGGCAATTGGAGATCCGGAAGCAAAAGGGCGGGTGAATATCCATTATGATTTCTGATAACGAAGTGCATGTCAGCCTGGCTGATAACATCATCCCTAAACTGCGGCCCGTGTTCAAAGATCGGACGCGCACTCACGAGATCATAACCTCCGGACGTATCGGAACAAAATCATCCTTTGCGGCAATCCGGGCAGTGTTTGACATCATATCAGATGACAACTGTTCGATTGTTGTTATTCGAAAGTTTCACAACAAACTGAAAAAGACTGTTTACAAAGAAGTCATCCGGGCAATCACGAGGCTTCGGCTTCCCAAAGAGGACTTCAAGATCACTATTTCACCTATGGAGATCAGATATCTCCCGAATGGGAACACAATTTACTTCACGGGGAATGATTCTATTGACGATACTAAGGGCATGATCGACGAATCAAAAACGATCAAATATGTCATTATCGATGAGCTGACGGAATTCTTTGATAAAGGCGATGGAGAGGACGAACTGCTCAATATTGAAGCGACGTTCTCCCGAGGCAATGACGACATATTCCAGATGATCTACATGTTCAATCCTCCCAAAAACCCGAACGCACTTATCATGGCATGGCTTGAAAAGATGAAGTTACGGCCGGATGCCAGGCACTCGCATACGGATTACAGAGACGTTCCCGAGGCGTGGGTTGGAAAGAAGTCCATTGAATCAGCCGATCAGCTTAAGATATCTGACCTTAAGCTATACAACTGGATTTGGTTAGGTCAATGCATCGGCATAGACGAGCTTATTTATTACATGTTCTGCAGGGACCATATCAGCATACCGCCTCAAGACGAACGGAATAAACCGATATCGCCCGACACTGTAGGAATCGGAATTGACTATGGACAGATGAATGCAACGACATTCGAAGCATTCGGACTATGGACATCACTTAAGAGAGTAGGCGGCCTTGGTGAATATTATCATTCAGGCAGATCAACAGGGCATCAGCGCTCGCCGTCTGATTATGCCAAGGACTTCGTTACTTTCGTTGAGCGCATCGAATCAACCTATGATTGCATTGTCCGGTACGCTTTCATCGATCCGTCAGCTAAGGGGCTTGCCGAGGAAATCAAGCGAGCGATGCCAAGGGTCCTGATACGGGACGCGCAGAACAGCGTAGGCTTAGGCATTGCTAGGGTTCAGAAGTGTCTTACATACAAGGTCTTGTCTGTCTGGGAGCAGCCGGAGCTTACAAAAGAGTTCAGGCTGTATTCATATGACAAGAAGTCAATTGAACGAGGCACAGAACAGCCAGTCAAAGAACACGATCATTGCTTAGACGGCACCAGGTATTTTGTTATGGGAATGTGGAAACAAATCAAGAAGTTTCTACCGTATGACGATAAAGAGGAGTGGAGCGAATGTCTTTAATTACATCAATCAAGGCATTCCTACAGGGGGTGAAAGCTATGTTTTCGACCACGGAGATTAAGAAGATCGTAGGCGGTGAAGTAGCGATCACATCCATGATGATTACACGGATCTATATATGGCGGCAGATGTACGACGGTAAAGCGGCGTGGATATCTGACAAAGACGGTATCTGTTCGCTTGGTCTTGAGTCATCCATTGCCCGAGAGTTTGCAGATGTCTGTCTCAATGAAATGGAGTCATCCACTGGCAATGATAAGCTGGACGTTCTGTACAAGGCAGCTATTCGGGATCTTAATGAGAACTTCCAAGAGGGCATTGCTTTAGGTGCGTTCTGTATCAAGCCTTTGGGCGTGTCTGCTGTTGAGTACGTAGCACAGGGTGATTTCGTTCCCATTGCCTACGATTCGCGTGGCAGACTCATGGACGTTATCTTCATTGAGCTCAGACGCAAAGGTGACAGCGACCACTACAGGCGATTAGAGAGGCATACCGTATCTGATGCAGGACTTACGATTACAAACAAGGCTTATAAGTCGCAGTCAGAATCAGACATCGGCAGAGAGATTCCGCTCGATACTTTCGATGACTGGGCGAAACTCAAGCCAGAGATATTCTATCCTGACTGGAACAAGCCGGATTTCGGGTACTACAAAAACCCGCTGAAGAACAAGATCGACCGTTCGTTCAATGGCGTGTCGATATTCGAATCTGCTATTGAGTTGATCAAGAAAGCAGACAAGCAGTTCGGACGCCTGGAATGGGAGTATGAATCAGCAGAGCGGGCGATCATAGCGGATCCCGAAGCAATACCGCAAGCGAATGACGAGGGGTATCGACTCAGACCCAAAGAGCGATTACTGCGTGCTCTCGGAATGAAAGGCAATGGAGATGCAGAGGCGCCTTATGTAGCGTTTTCTCCGGAGCTTAGAGGAGACGGCTATATAGGGGGTCTTGAGGAATTCAAGCGAAACATTGAATCGAATGTCGGGCTGTCGTTTGGCGATCTGTCCAGAGAAGCGACGATTGAGAAAACAGCAACAGAGATTAAGTCAGCCAAAAAGACAAAGTACAACCGCGTCATAGCGATCGAGGACAACCTCAAGGATTGCTTAAGTGATTTGGTTGATGCTATGGCATTTGTAAACGGTCTGGTAAATACCGGATATGAATACAAGTGCGAATTCGGCGATTCAATTCTGACTGACGATGAATCGAACAAGGCAAGCGACAAAGCCGATGTAGCGGCCGGACTGATGAACCCATGGGAATACCGCATGAAGTGGTACGGCGAAGATGAAGCGACTGCAAAGGCGAACGTGCCGCAGAGTGCGGGTGTGATGCCGGATACGTTTGGGGGGGCAATCAAACAGCCCTAGCAACGCCAGCAGCAGAGGTACAGGGCAAGTCACTTAACGGAGCACAGACGCAGAGCCTATCAGGACGGGCGTTGTGTAAGGAGAGGATAGGAAATTATGAACGAAGTAGATTTTAGGGAAAAGGCCATAAGCGCAATTGTTAATTTTTTCAACAATAACAGAGATGTTTCCGATTCAACCCCGCTTGAAGCGAGCATGGTTTACGTTGTGTGGCAGTGTAAGGTTTTACAAAACAACAAGGCACTTTTGAGTACAACGGTTTCGGACGGAATGTATTACGAATTTACGTGGAACGGCGACAAGGAAGAGGGATATCTTGATTGCTATAAGAAATGGAGCAATTCGCTTGTAAAATAAGCAGAGTCGGAGGGTAATATGCAAGCATCTGACATCGAGGGAATCCCGACAGGTCCGGTATCTGCATTCGGCGATCTTGAGAATCGCATTATGTCCGATATCGTGCGCCGGATCCAGATCAACGCCTCTATTACTCGATCTGCTGACTGGCAGATAACAAGGCTCGTACAGTTAGGGCAATCCAAGCAAGAGATCAAGAAAGCCATTCAGTTTACGCTTAACCTATCCGACAAGGCAATCGATGATATCTATGCAGAGGCGGTCAAAGCTGAATACATTCGAAACGCTGATCTGTACACCAAGACGGGCAATGTTCCGGTTCCAGTCGCCGATAACATCGAGCTGCAATCACTTATGGAAGCTGTCAAGAAGCAGACTAAGGATGAATTCCTGAACATCAGCAAGTCACTCGGATTTGTCACACAGGAAAACGGAAAGCTCAAGGCGCTGGACATTACGCAGTTCTATCAGAAAACACTTGATAAGGCAATCGGCGATATCTCAACGGGCGCATTTTCTTACACCGAATCCCTACGTCGCACAGTCAAGGATATGACGAACTCCGGGCTTAGATGGATAGATTACGAGTCCGGATATCACAACAGGGTTACAGTGGCAGCTCGCAGGGCAACCATGACGGGCTTCAATCAGACCATGTCGCACATCAATGAAAATACCGCTAAGGACCTAGGAACGAACAGCTTTGAAATCACATGGCACGCAGGAGCGAGAGAAGATCACCAATGGTTTCAAGGCAAGGTGTTCACGAAAAAAGAACTGATTGATCAGTGCGGGCTCGGAACAGCCGCAGGAATCAAGGGACCAAATTGTATGCACGATTATCTTGCCTTCGTCCCGGGTGCTTCAGTTCGGACCTACACTGACGAGCAACTCAAGCAGATGAACGACGCTGAAAACGTACCGAAGAAGTACAACGGCAAGGAATACACCACGTCAGAGGCCTTGCAGAGACAGAGACAGCTTGAGACGAATATGCGAGCACAGAGGCAAGAGATCAGCTTGTTAAAGCAGGGAGGCGGTGATCCACTGGACATTCAGAACGCTATGAGCCGGTATCAAGGCTCATCTGCTGAGTACACGGGCCTGTCAAAGGCTATGGGACTGCCACAACAGAGGGAACGAGTCACGATTGACGGGCTTGGGAGAGTAATGTAAGGAGGATTTATGGCAAAGTACAGAAAGAAACCAGTTGTAATTGAAGCAGTACAAATGACACCGGAAATGAGACGCAATTACGGTCCATTTCCTGAATGGGCAATTCCACATCTTATAGCAAGTCGAACAAATAAAATTGATAACTCTCAGAGCATATCGATAGTCACCCTCGAGGGTGAGATGCACGTTTCAGATTATGACTTCATCATTCAGGGCGTGAGCGGAGAATGTTATCCATGCAAGCCTGACATCTTTGAGAAGACATATGAGGCGGTGTGAAATGTTTTCTGAATTACTAGCAAAAATATCATTTGATGCCGTATGGGAATCAGTAATGGGAAAAAGGAGGACAGACCAATGCGATAGTTCAAGCCTTGAGCGTTGACAGCCAGTAATAGACGCAAGGTAGATCATGGTTCTGGCTTTACAAAAGCAACAATCTCTCAGAAAGGCACTCTTAACCGGGTGCTTTTTTCATGCCCGAAAGAACCCTAAAGGTTTGATCTGGCAATAATTAGTCAGTTGATCAGACTTAAAACAGTCAATTCTCGGCGGTCAGTTACACGCCTTAAACAACTTAATGAGAAAGAAAGAGGTAAGAAAGATGAAAACGGAAGAACTCAAGACACTCGGACTCACAGAGGAACAGATCAGTGCGGTTATGGCGGCAAACGGAAAAGATGTCACGGCTGAAAAGGCTAAGTACGACACGATCAAAACTGATTATGAGTCAGTTAAGACGCAGTTAACTACGGCCAATACAACCATCGACGGATTCAAGGACTATGACGAGATCAAGGGTAAGGTGACACAGTATCAGACCGATCTT